CGGTTAGCCACAAGATTGACGCAACCGGTTACACGACGAGTGCAGAGCTCAAACCTGCCAACGCTTACGGATCCTACGCTAACATCGAAGATCGCTTGGCTGACATACTGATCTTGGCTTATAAAAGTGAGAAAAAGAAAGCCAAAAAATAGTTTTGAAATATTCTGCCATTTCTAAAATAATGAATCCATGCGCGTATTCGAAAGAGTCAAAGGCAGGGACATAGTACTGGCTGACGTTGATGCCGTGGATTCTGGTGTCACGTTGTCTTGGTCGGCTGCAGCCGAATTTCTGACTATCGTTACTGGCTTTGAGCAGCCCAACCTGTCGGCTGAAATTGAGTCAATGTGCAGTCTACTACAAGCACCGGCTTCTACTTGGCCGCTTTTGCTGCCCAAACAGAGAAGGCAAGAAATAGTCAACATGCGTCAGAGCCAGTTGGAAAGCACGTTCGAAGACGGTCGCATGTTAGAGTATTTTAATACTTGGCTGCAGGGTCGTAGATTTTTGGACCGCCTAGGTCGCATGCGCATTGATCTGCCCAAGTTCCAGGAATTCACTGACAGCAAAGCTGCAATAGAGCGTATCCACCCTAAAACCGGTGCAACAAACGTCAGATACAACACTGCTGGCTCGACGACTGGCCGGCTAACAATAACAGATGGTCCTAATTTTCTCGTGCTGCCAAAAGAGACGCGTAGATGCCTTCTAAAGGACTTTTCTGATTCTGCCATATACTCTATTGACTTTACGTCTTTGGAGCCGCGTGTGACGTTCTGGCTGTCTTCTAATGACCTTTCCGAGGAAGACGTTTATGAAGAAGTCATGAACATGTGCAATATCGAAGATCGCGAGACTGCCAAGCTAGCCACGCTGTCAACACTCTACGGAGCTGGAGCCCAGAGGTTAGCTACAACAGTTGGCTCTCTGCGTCAAGCCAAACAGATGATGGAACGTGTTTCCCGATATTTCGGAGTACCGGATATTGAAAATAAGCTAGCTATCCAAGCCGAGAATGGTGGCGTCAAGAATCACTTCGGTCGACCGCTACATGAAGCCACTAAGAATAAGCGAGTCAGGCTTAACCACTACGTTCAGTCAACAGCTGCTGAGCTAGCCGTGTTGATGTTTGCCAAACTTTGCGCAGAACATCCAGCTGTCAAGCCTTTGCTTGTGATTCACGATGCTCTGATTGTGGAAGTGCCTAAGTCTGCTGAGGACTACTTTTTTGCTGCCTGTGAAAATATGCGACATGAAGGCTTCTGGTTCCCGACAAAGAGAGAACGTTTAGATAATTAAGGGCAGCGGGAGAACATGATGCGTTACTCAAAATTAGACCAGATGATAAAAGAAGCTGCACTCGAACTCTTCACAGAGCAGCAAAATTCTGAAAAGCCGAAGGACGAAAAGCCCGAATGGCAGAAACAAAGAGATAAGTACGACGAGAAGAAGGCCAAAGACAAAGAAGCCAAAGAAAAGCCAAAGACAAAGAAGAAAGTTGGTGAGCCTGCCATTGGCCGCGGCAATCTCAAGCGGGCAATCCTAAATATAAGAGAAATGCAAAGAAGAGACCCAGCTAAATTGCTAAAAGATCTTGGAGTCTCTTCTGCATCAGGGACGACTGACCTAGACAAGGCCGCCAGCGTATTGCGACAAGCGATCAGCAATAATCCAATCATGGCAGACGCCTATGTGATGCCTACGATAGCAACGTCAGGTGAAAAAAAGCTTCTTAGGGTGCCAGTTAAGACTGGGGCAAGAAAAGAGCTGAACACCAGAAACGCAAATAAGTTCGTCTACCTAACCTTGGCAGCAGCTGAAGATGCTGGCCTGCTAATGATGAAAGACGGCATAGATTTCTTGAGTGTCGCAGAGACAGACACACCAACTATTTTCGGCAGATAAATCAAAAAACAGGGGTTCGATTTCACAATAACTGCATTGTAAATTCCACTTCTTTTGTCCATAATAATCACATGGATACTAACCTAGAAAACATCAAAAATTCTTACGACAAATACATTTCACTGCTTAAGAAGTTTTTTCCTGACGATGAGTCTCAAGCCGGCATTGATCGGCTAGAAGAAGAGTTGGGAGAACGATTGGCATTGTGCCCTCGCGAGCTAACGCCGGACAAGGGCGGAACCCCTGGCGGCCTCATTGCTTTTGCGCTAAACACGGCAAAGCATGCAAAAGCATTTGATGCCAAAGTGGATCCTAAGAGCTTGGCTCGCGTTGCCCTAGTTCACGAGCTGGGACGATTGGGAGATCCGGGAGAAGGCATGGACCTCTTCATTCCAGAGGAGTCAGATTGGCATCGAGAAAAATTGGGCCGCTACTACAAGTACAACGACAAGTGCCCCAAGATGTCGGTTGCGCATCGAACCCTTTTCTACATTTCTCGTTACAAGCTGGATGTGACCAAAGACGAGTGGGTTGCTTTGGCTACCTCTGCAGGCTTTCAGTACGATGAAAATCGTTTCTATGCTAACGAGACTTTGCCTTTGGCACAAGCGCTTCACACAGCAAGAACTTTTGCTTTATCTGATCTAAAAGACCAGTAAGGTCATATTTATAAGCATGAAGAAAAGTCTGTGGCAGTACGTAAACTGGATGCTCAACGAAGGCGCTGACGAACCCGAAGGCGATCTTTTGACTGAACCTGATCTTCCGGACGAGGAAGAAGAGGAGCAGGCAGAGCAGAGCGTATCTAGTGCTATAGCTGGAGCCACGACTCCACTCGGCACAGATGCAACGTATCCAAACGCACAAGCCGGTCGACGCAAGTCGCCGGCTGAAGCTGCAGGCGATGCTTTTGGTGGTGCGCGACCACCCAAAAAAATGCGCAAATAATTTTGAATATTGAACTTTAAATTTTTAGTATTATACCGCAAGCAAAACAAAGTATGAATTTATAATTTGTGTATTGCTTTATTGCCAATTTAGACATATGGAGGTTAGAAAATGGCAGTCAATCTAGAAGCACTTCAAAAGAAGCTCAATCAACTTAGTGGCGTAAACACGCGCAAAAACATCATGTGGCGTCCTCCCGAGGGTGAAGAGACCACGATTCGAATTGTCGCATTCCCAGACAACGATGGTCAGCCTTTCAAAGAGCGATACTTTTACTACAATATCGGCAATAACCCAGGCCTACTTGCCCCTTACCAGTTTGGCAAGCCTGATCCGTTCCAGGAGCTCATTACTAAGCTTCGCAGCGATGATTCGAAAGAGTCTTACGAGTTGGCGAAGAAGCTCTATCCTAAGATGCGATCTTATGCAGCAGTTATTGTTCGAGGCGAGGAAGACAAGGGCGTTCGACTCTGGTCTTTCGGCAAGACCGTTTATCAGGATCTGCTAAAGATCATGCTTGATGCTGACTATGGCGACATTACCGATCTCAACGAGGGCTTTGATATCAAGGTTAGCTGCACCAAGCAGCCTGGTCGCATGTGGGCTGAGACATCAGTTCGTCCTCGACCTAAGTCGACTGCCCTATCGACCGATAAGAAGCAGATCAAAGAGTGGACTAGCAACATTCCTAATCTAGATGAAATGTATACCTGTAAGTCGTATGATGAGCTTGAGAAAATCATCAATACTTGGCTTGAGGATCCAAATGCCGACGACGGGTCGACTCGTGGCTTTTCGTCTAACAACACAGAGTCTACTAGCAGCTCTAGTTCCACCAGCAATACGTCAACAATGAAAGACTTGGACGACGCTTTTGCGGATCTCGAAAATCTCTAATTCTCTAAAACCATAGAGAACGAACTGGGCGGCATGCAAAAAGTGTGCGGCCCAGTTTTGTTTAATAGCCTTTCTAGCTCTATAATCACTCAGGAGGTTTGATAGATGGCAAAAAAGAAAAATAACGCAATGGATAGCTTCACAGAAGATCTGATCAAGTCGATCAATAAGGATCACGGATCGAAGATCGCCTACAATCTCGAGCACGATGTTTCTCCGACGCATGTCAAGCGCTGGATCAAAACAGGATCAACACAGCTCGATTACATTATTTCTAATCGAAGAGATGGCGGCATGCCAGAAGGTCGAATCGTAGAGATCTTCGGCCCTCCATCTATTGGCAAGTCACACATCGCAATTCAGATTGCAAAGTCTACGCAAGATATGGGTGGCATCGTTGTTTACATCGATACAGAGAATGCGACTAGCGTAGAAAACCTTTCTTTACTAGGTGTTGACATTAGTAAAAGATTTGTTTATGTCGATACTCATTGTACCGAAGAGGTTTTGGCTATTGCTGAATCGACAATTCTAAAAGCCAAAGCAATGGACAAAGATGTTCCAGTCACTATTATCTGGGATTCTGTCGCAGCAACTTCTCCTAAAGCAGAGTTGATTGGTGATTACGACAAAGAAACTATCGGCTTGCAAGCTCGAGCAATTTCAAAAGGCATGCGAAAAATCACAGGCGTGATTGCAAATCAAAACGTTTTGATGATTTGCTTGAATCAGATTCGAACCAAAATTGGAGTCATGTATGGAGATCCTACTACTACACCCGGTGGTAAGGCAATCCCTTTTCACTCGTCTGTACGAATCAAATTGGGTGCAGGACAACAAATCACCAACAAAGACAAAGAAGTGATTGGAATCAATGTCTCTGCTAAGACAATCAAGAACAAAGTCTCTGCGCCATTCAGAACTTGCAATTTTGAGATTCACTTTGGGGTTGGCATCAAAGAGCACGAGCAGTTGTTTGATGTTCTTCGAAAAGCTGGCGAAACTACAGTCAACGGTAAAACCATTGCAATTTCAGGCACTGGTGCTTGGAAGACTTTGATGGTCAGCGATGCCGAAACTGGAGAGGTTATTGTAGAGAAAAAGTTCTACAAAGCTGATTTTGATCAAGTTTTGGCAGACCCAGAGTATAAACAATACATTGAAGACTTGACAGAACAGGCTTTCGTAAAGAAAATGAAAGATCCTGATGAGATCGACATTGATACTGAATCTTACGAAGAAGTAAGAGCTGTTGCAGATGATATGGAAGAAGCCTTGGCTGATCTAGACATTTGATTTCTTGGAGTTTTTGAATGAAAAAGGAGACTGCTATCGATAAGCCAGTTCTTCTTGTTGATGGCCTGAATGTCTTTATGAGACATTTTTGCGCAAATCCGTCGATGTCCGAAAATGGAGAACATGTCGGCGGATTTGTAGGCTTCATCAAAGGCCTGGGTTTGCTTTGTGAAAAATTTTCACCTCAGCGCATTATTGTAGTCTGGGAATCTGGAGGCAGCAACAGGCGCCGAGCAATTATGGGCTCGTACAAATCTGGCAGGCGGCCAGCTGCATTGAATCGTTACTATGAGAACGACATTCCAGCTACAGCAACCAACCATACGATGCAAGTTAATATGCTGGTCAAAGCTCTTGGTCACTTGCCAGTGACGCAGCTTTATGTCAAGAACTGTGAAGCTGATGACATTATTGGCTATTTGGTAAGATACGATATTCTAAAATCTCCTATTATGATCGTGTCTTCTGATAAAGATTTGTATCAACTAATAGGCGAAAGTGTTCTGCAATATTCGCCTGGCCAAAAGAAAGTAATTGATACTTCGGAAGTCCTGCAAAAATTTGGCATTCACCCGACTAACTTTGTGACTGCGCGATGTTTCATAGGAGACTCTAGCGACGACGTGTCAGGAATCAAAGGAGCAGGATTTAAGAACATATCTCGTTGGTTTCCTTTTCTGGCTGAATCTGATTTCCACTCTTGTCAAGATGTAGTGGAACATGCTCAGTTTTTGTCTGTAAAAAACAAAGGTAAGACGATTAAAGCAATTGCCGAAGCCGGCACAGTGGCTCAGCAAAATTGGCGTCTGATGCACTTAGACACACAAAACTTGGCAGCAGATCAAGTCAAAAAAATTAGCGATCAGCTTGAAAATATTGGAAATTCCAATAAAATGGCATTGTTGCGCATGATGGCACAGCATGGCATGCAATCATTTGATATTAGTAGACACTTCGTTGCAATTAATTCCGTGAGGTATAGATGAATATTCAAAACCAATTTTTGAGGCAAATAATCGAAAACTCCAGCGAAGTGCACCACTTTTCTAGATATGGAAAGAGCTTCCAGGAAAAAATCTTTCAGGGCCTAATTTCTGACAAACAGTGGTCTAGTCAAATGGTAGAGGTCATGCGGCCTAATTTTTTTGATGTAGATTATCTGCAGTTTTTGACTGAAAAGTACTTTGCTTACTATGAGAAATACCGTTGCTTTCCAACTCTCGGCTTGTTAGTGCAAGTTATCAAAGAGGAGCTTTCTGATGGCAGTGACGATGTACTTCGAGATCAAATCATCGAGTTTCTTTTGCGAGTCAAAGCTAATCCCAACCCTGGAGACATTGGCTACGTCAAAGACAAGACTTTAGATTTCTGTAAGCGCCAAGCTTTCAAAGGCGCACTCGAGAAATCTGTGGATTTGATTCAAGGCGAAAACTTTGAGCAAGTAATCGACCTAATGAAGAACGCTGTCTCTATCGGCATGCAGAATTCTAGTGGTCACGATTTCTTCGAGGACATTGAGGCCCGATTCGTCAAGATCAATCGCAATGCTGTACCAACTGGCTTTGACCGCCTGGACAAAAAAGACATCTTCAAGGGCGGTTTGGGTCGTGGCGAGATCGGCGTTGTCACAGCAAATACTGGCGTAGGTAAAT